ACGCGGGTGTAGGGTCAACTGCCATGACCACCACGAACGGCGGCCTGACACTTCAGTCAATCATCAGCGACCCCGGTACGTCCTTCGATTCCATGCAAGCAAACTTCACCGCGAATTATCAAGCAATGGCTGTACAGGCAATAGGCATCGGTCTGACCTTCAAATTCGCCAAGAAACTACTACGCAAGCCAATCAGTAACGTGAACCGCAACCTAATGAAGCCTCTAGGCATTGGAGTGAGGTTGTAGATTATGGCCACGAACACGGTTACGGGTGTACTTGTAGCGAGCGATGGGACAAACATACCTCTCAAGGCAGAATTGGCCGAGGGTACGGAATCCAACCTGACGACTGATACCGTCTATACGGTGTCTGCTCAGAATGTTGGTGATTACGCACCCGGAAAGACAATCACCGCAGGGCTAGTATCATGCGACAACGGCGTGGGCTACTGCTACATACTCTCGCAGGGTCTTGTGGCTGCAATCATTCCCTGGAGCGTCAAGGGCGCTGTCTCGGATGGATCACCTGCACTCTGCCAACCATACACTCTGAGAGCCGGTGACATCGTCCGGTGCATGAACAACAGCGCCGCTGACCGCGAGGCTGCAATGGCGTGTTACACTGCAAGCGGAGTTTCACGAATTTTCGTCGTCACAGCATCCGGTGGAGCAACCAATGAACTCGTGGATCTGCAAACCGGGAACTCAATTGGCGATACACTCCAAGGTCAGCGAATCGTGAAATGGTTCGGAACATCTGTTGACGGCAACAAGATTGAGACGCAGGGCTTCTATGTTGTTGATGCACTTGGTAACGTCGTCGGCTCTTGCAGTGCAACGAGCCCGATTGTTCAACAACCACTGTTCTCTTTCGCCGCAACAAACATCGCGCTGAATTACAAGGCTCAATACTTGACCAACGCTTGAGGGTGATTGGATGCCACGCATGACCAAGGCTCAAGGACGCCGAAGAATGGCGGAGATCCTGAGCAAAGCCAAGAAACTCTACATGAGGGACTTCATCTCAACCAAAGACCTCGACGCCATCGAGAGAATAGTCAAACTACGATCCAAGCAATGCAGATGAGGCGAGTGCATTGGTCCAAGTTGGCAGTCAGCAACTACCCGGTTATGGGGGCGTGGCAGCACCGAAACCGGGCTATCAGGATTCACCCTACGAGAATTTCCCGGGTCCAATAGGCAACGGGAACGGCAACGGGGCAGGGCCGGGGCCGTTTGATCCACGAGGAGCCTTCCAGGTGCCGAATAACTTCTGGGGTTTTGTCATGCTAATGATGGGGTTGAAGTCGTAATGCCCGAATCTATCTCCCCGCGCGTGTATAAGTTACTCAAGACAACTGACCTAGAGAACGTAACCAATGCTCAAGTTACCTCTGTCGGTGATCCAATCACGATTGAAGAACTCAATCGAGAAGAATGCATTCGTCTCATAATCGTCAACTTCGCTAGATTGTCGGTCAAATCAGAATGGGAGGGGTTGTTAGGATGAGACCCGAGGATCGTAAGCCTTCAAAGAGGGTCTTTCCTCTGCTTCAAAACCTAGATCTAGACTCTGTGACATTCTCCCAGATAGAAGGGACCGGTAATCCGATCAGCATCGAGGACATGAATGAGCAGGAAATGATTGATCTCGTGATCGTCAACCTGGCTAGACTGTGCGTAGCCGGTGAATGGACAGGACTGCTTGAGGCCGGAGGAGGAGCGTATGCCCAGACGCCGGTGATCTCAGACTCGAACTATGACACCTACGACATATCCTGTGCAGCGCCCTGGGGCGTTATCTCGAAGGACACTGACGGTGTTGACGACGAACCCTGCTTCTATCCGTTCATAGCGCCGAAGACGGGCACCCTGGCAGGCATCACGATCGGCGTTACTTCAGCTGCAGGATCTACCAACACTCTACAACTCGGACTCTACAACGCTGATTCAGATACAGGAGGGCCAACGACGCTTATCGCTTCCTGCGCCATCGACCTCACCTCCACCGGCAGCATCCGTCAGACCAGTTTCACTGGGACGCCTGCAGTAACCCGCGACACGCTCTACTGGATGGGGTACTGTCGTTCGCAGGCTGTCGCGGCGACCATCCAAACGTCGAAGCAGATTTACTGCCCGGGACCTGGTCCTACAAATTCCACAGAGGATATGAAATCTCATCTTGAACTTCAGAGCAGTGACAGGACGCTGCCCAGTACGGTTGATGAAACCGACCTACAAACCACGAACTCCGAAACGCCCGTGATGCTGTTGGAGTGGTGAAGATGCATAGGAACACTCGACACTGGGACGGCGAGGTCCTGATTGAGGAAACCTTTCGCGATGTCGACTGGGACGAGGTTCGACGCCTCAGGGATCTAGACCTAGAACGTTGTGACTGGCGGGCTCTCAAGGATGTTACCCTGTCCGTCCCATGGCGTGATTATCGGCAAGCCCTCAGAGACATCACAGAACACCCAGACGCGAACACGGCGTGCGACAATTGGCCGGAGGCCCCAGAATGAGCGACCTTAGCGAGAAGGCTCGTGAGATATTCCAGAAAAATGGTATGGCGTTCCTGCTCGGCTGGATCTTGGGAATGGGACTTGGACAGACCCTCTGGGATTCAATCGTCGGGGTGCTTTGATGTCGAAGAACAAACCGAAAGAGACAATCGAGTACGTCATTCGATTGCAGGACAAAGAGCGACAGTTGCTGGACTCGATTACGACCGCCTACACGCTCGGCAATGCTGGGAAGATTCTCACACCAGTCGTAGCAGGTCTTAGCGACATCTCATTTTGTGTCACTCTCATCATCATCTATGAGGCCCTAACTGGAAAGGTTACTGGAATCCTAACGGCGAATATAGAAACCATAGACGATCTAGTAAATGCTTGGCTAAACTATCGAGACTCTCCTGCCTATCAAGCAGAGTATGAGGAGAGAGCAACCTCAGTAACTGGTGGTCTAGTGAATGTCTGGGAGCAAATCTGGTTTGCTCTCGTCGGTGGACCCGCTAGACATTTTGAGAATCGTTAGGTACGTTTAGCCCCACACTTGAGGGTCATTTCTTCCTAAACTGGCCCGTCCCACATATAAAGAAATGAGGAACTGCGCCTCAATCACACGTGTGGGGGCAGATCGGACGCCCAGGGGTGAGTTTGGTTTTCATGTGAGAAGGTGCCATTCTGCACCTGGTGCATTGGCATGTCCGGGAATTTCTCATTCGTGAATCCTCCTTTGCAGACTGTCAATTGTTCGAGATGCATTTCTAAGATCTTTCTGAAGTGCTAGTTTCTGATCCAACAGTTTGTTATATCTCTCAACCCATCCCTCGTGCTGAACAATGACGCTAGAGATCCAAGCAGAGCGCCCATCACAACCTTGAGAGACTTTCTTCTTCGGGACTTTGTCCCAGATGGCGAAGGCAGCATCGGTGAGACTGGCATTCATTCCAGGCATTATTCCCAGTCCTCCAAGAAATACATCAGTTTGAGGACGGCTTCCCAAGGCCTCCAACTCATGCTCGTGTAATCAGGGGTATGAATGAACAAAACTTGTTCTGAGCCATCCTCATCAATGTCCAGGAGCGATTGTTCCAGGGGGATGTCTGGATTATCCCAGAGTGCCTGAACTGTGGTAATCTTCCATCTATACTTTTCAGCCATCAGAACCACTCCGGGTCATCATCGGTGTCAGCAGGATCTCTCACACTGACTCTCTGCTCCAGAGCGAGAGTCAACTCCTTCTCTAGTTCTACAACGCGGGCTTCCAATTTCGCAACCCAGTTCCACAGATCATCTTCACTTCTACTTTCAGTTACGGGGGTGTCATCTACTTCCTTCATCCGATCACCAGCCAATCATTCTTCTCAATCATTTCACCACAACCGACCCAACCATCTCCCTGTCTGGTCGCGCATGATGATGCACACCATGCGAAGTGGTACACGATCACCTTGTGTCCGCAGTGCGGACAAGCCAGACATTTTCCGTTTCGTCCTGCTCTCGTATTCTTGTTCACGTTCATTTTTTTCTCCTCTGAACCCTGCGACTACTGTTTTAGTTATTAATATTGCTCTCAGACGTACCCCGACCTCTGGCTTCTGGGGCTGCGCCCCAGAACCCACACCTCCTCCCGCGCCATACCTGTTCAAGCCCACATTAGCCACCGGGTATCAAGATTCTCTAGTATTTTCACTGAATTCGGACCTCTGAGGTAGTTATATGGGCGGTACGCGGGTGGTACGCATACATGGTATCCCCAGACATGCTGATTTTGACCACTTTGATGACCCTAAACCTGATTTTCTTGGCTGGTTTTGCCTTCTGGATCAGAATTTACCTCGAACAATCGCTCCTGGACCTCGACGAAAAACTCGCCCTGGCTATCCAAGCCCTCGTTGACAAACTAATGACTGGTGGACTGGCAGAATTTGAGCCGCCGAATCCAATACAAGGCGCAATCGCTCAGTTAATTCAAGGAATGGCTCAACAAAAGATGAATACATTCGACGCGAACATCACAGATCGCGGTGCAAATGGTCAATTTACTGGCGCGACAGACATCGAGTGAAGTTATATTAGCGAGGTCTTTCTTAACACGCGATATGGCACGGCGAAAGAAAGCAAAGCGGTCAAGAAGAAAGCCCGATATGAGTCTCATCAATCTAGCTGAGAGTTATGCATACGCTGCCACGCTTACCGGCGGCGTTTTTGGAAATTCCCCGGTTGGAACTCTCGGATTTGGTGACGCGGGTGTAGGGTCAACTGCCATGACCACCACGAACGGCGGCCTGACACTTCAGTCAATCATCAGCGACCCCGGTACGTCCTTCGATTC